TATTATAAGAGTTAAGCATGGGAGCCCCATGTCTTACGTTCTTTAAAAACACGCACAAAGGAGAAAGTGATGAAATATCATCGAACGGATGGCGGGCGGAAAGATGCCGGCTATCGAGGAACAGGTAGAGACTGCGTCACTCGAGCAATTGCCATCGCAACTTGCGAAAGCTATAAGAAAGTTCGAGACGCCCTCACCGAATTGACCCAGGAGATGACCGGCGGTTTAGAAACAAGCGCTGCTAATGGCGTAACTGGTCCAGTCAGTCATCGATACCTAAATGGTTACGAGTTAGTCCTAACCAAGGGTCAATACTTAAAAGACCTTCCAAAACGAGGAACATACATTGCCTGTCTACCGCGTCATTATGTCGCCGTCCTAGACGGAACAGTTCATGACAGTTGGGACTCGAGAGAGTCCAAAAGGACAAAATGTAAAAGTCCTACAATGGAAGGGTATTACATCATTAACCGGGGGCCTTGAGCCCCCTTTTTCAAAAAGGAATGAGTATGAGCAAGTTGATTGAAAAGTTTTGTACGGATCATCCAGAAATGATTGGAAAAGGAGGTTGGTGGTACGAAGGCAAAGAAGACGGTTACTGGGTTGACCTTGCCTACCCCTATGATGTTGATGGGCGTTCGGCTGTTCATGAATGGACAGTCGCAGACACGATCTGGAGTCTTAAAAACGGAGTTTGCAAGCTTACCAGAGAAAAATATCTGGAGCTTCACCCGAACATCTCGATTCCTGATTCAAAATAAAATTAACCCGGGGGCCTTGAGCCCCCCCTTTTTTATTAGGAGGTAGAAGCATGAATACATACATTAGTGACAAGAGGGTTGTTTCGTTAATCCTCGAAGCCGGTTGGACTGTCAAAGCAAACACTTGGACCGATTGTCCTGAGACATGGGTCAAAGACTGGGAATCACGGATCCCGGATAGTGAAAGCAAAGATTATGACGATTGGTTTTGCGGGGAGTTCTCGAAAATTAATTTGAGCTATGCGGACGGCGACGTATTTCCAGTGGAGGTAGAAGCATGAAAGAATGCGTAGTGTGTGGGACTGTTGATCAAACGGCGTTTGGGCATTGGTCCTCGAGCCATTGTAAGCCTTGCCACAATCGAAAGGCGAAAGACGTGGAGAGTCGGCAGTATGCGTTTGCGATCAGGGCGCAGGAGCTGATGAAGGCGTTCTGGAGGCCAATTACCCCGGAGCAGGAGGCGCGGATCACGGATCCCGGTGCTTGGTACAAAAGAACGTCTATGTATATAGGATCTGAAAAATAAAAAAATATTTTTTGGTAAAATGGCCGTAACCGGCGTAACCGTGTAACTTTTGGAAAGAAAGCCTTTATATATAAGGGTTATAGAGAAACATAAACTCAACAAAATAAATGTAACGTAACCAAAGTTTATGTAACCAAAAATCCAAAAGTGCGTTAAGGGGGTCTGAGGATTTTTTTATAAAAAAATATTTCTGGACTTATATAAGTAAGAAGGCTATTTTTCACCAAACTATCGATGATTAACTGTCTTATGCCAAAGTCAATTACGAAGAAAGAAACTCGAGGACGCCCTAAACTCAATTCAGAAACACCTTTGACCCGGAAGCAGGAGCTGTTTGTAAAGGAGCTTGTTTCGAAGGATGGTCAAATCACTATGAGAGACGCGGCCATCAATGCCGGGTTTGCCCCGCGATCAGCTCATACTCGAGCGTATGAAATGACTAACCCCAACATCTATCCAAATATTTGTAGGCAAATTCGAGAATACCGAAACGAACTGGACGCTAAATACGGTGTCGATTACAAGCGGCACCTGAGAGATATGCAACGGATTCGCGACGGTGCGATCGATGCAGGAGCTTGGAGTGCGGCGGTCCAAGCCGAATACCGGCGAGGTCAGGCCGAAGGTAATATTTATGTTAATAAATCTGAAGTTAGACATGGTTCGATTGACAGCATGAGCAAAGAAGAAGTCGAAAGAGCTTTAAAAGATATCAAGGAGCAATATGCGCCGGTCACGTATAACGGAGGCGATGCCCCGGGACAGAACAATACCCAAAACCGCTCAAAAGCGAGAGGCCGGCTTTTGGAAGCAGTTCCGGACAGCCTTAACGAATCGAGCGAAAGAGAAGACTCTTAATTGGACTCGATTGGAAACATGGGCGATGCCTGGGGTTCCCGATGTTGTCTTGCAGGATCATAAAGGCCGATTTCATTTTGTCGAGTTGAAAGCAACTGGGTCAAATGCTGTCGATTTACGCCCGCACCAAGTTAGTTGGCTTACCAAACATGGGCACGGCAGTGTTTGGATACTTGTCAAACAAGAAACTTCGAAGATGCCTAAACCCAAACTCTATCTATTTGGTGGAAAAGACGCCGTCGATCTAAAGATGGAAGGTCTTACCGCGGTAGAATCATATGCTGAACTTGAAAGCCCTTTTGACTGGGAAGAGGTAATAGATTTGATTCTGTTGTAAAAGTCGCTTATACTCTCCTAAACGCGCACAAAAGGAGAGTAATTTGATAGAAGTTTGCATACCCCCGGTTTTTAAAACCATTACTAAAACTATGCTCGAAAAGGGCAATCCTGATTGTTGGAAAGAGCTAAAGAATTTTGCTTTACTGTTTGGTGTTGATTTCGACAATCCAGAAAAGCAACGGCTGCCTATTTTTTTTGAGGATGGGACTGAAACAACCATCCGGTTCTACCGGGTAAACGGTAAGGGGGGCCGTAAAGATTGCCGATACTCTATTCCCGCCCCAGTTTTAAAAAAGCAGGTAGACGTCGGCGATACCATTGCTTTCACCTTCAAAAAACTCGAGGACGGACGTTCGATGTTAGTTGTGAATGTCACCAGAAACCCTGCTAAAGCTTATCTCACTGAGGACGAAATTAAGTGGGGTGGCGAATGAAATTAGACCTTAATGAATATCTTAAAGACCAAGCCGAACTCGCAGAGTATGAACAGCGGTATCACAATCTCATCAAAAAAGACCCTCACTACATGGATGAAAAGGTAGAGCTTTTGGCAAAAAGTTACGCCAAAGTCTTGCAACGGCTAGAGTCTGAAAAGCAATCTGACGTGGAGGCAAGAACGAGAGCTGTAATGCGTGATACCTTTGGCGACGTTTATGGCGGTTTGGAAAAACTTGTCATTCAAAACCACAATAGAAAAGGGGGTGAATAGTGTTCTGGTTTTTGAACTGGCTGATCAAGTTTTTGTATGGTGAAGACACTGCCGATGAACTCAACCGGAGAAACAATCCGAGACGGCGTCGACGTCGATAAAATAAGGGAGCCCAAGCGGCTCCTTTTTTTGTTGCAATGGTTGTTATTATCGCTTATTCTTTCATCGAACACACACAAATGAGGTTAACAATGACAACAGAAACCAAGAAAGACGACGGTTATTTGATACAAAAAATTGGGGTGTGGAACACTCCAAAAAATTTCAAAGCTTTTCAAGCTGAAACAGACAACTGGATCAAAGGGCACAAGGAGGAGGACCGCTTTAGCCTTCATCACATTCTCAATTTGACGTGGAACTTCCTTGCCGAGGCTACCCGCCAGAAACCCAAGGCGGAACTGGCAGAAGAAATTGCTAATAAGATCATGGCGGAAGAAAGCTTAGATCAACTGTTATTGTATGTTGCCGAACACCGGGGCTCTCACTCAACTCGACAGGAGAGAATTCGAAAGCAAGAACTTACCGAAATTATTTTGTCTGTTTTTGTGCGAGGTGAAAAATGACAATAGACGTTAAATTAGCAGTTCAAAATGCACTAAATCTTGATCATGCTGTAAAGGCCATAAATCAAGCTCTCGAAATGAACTCAACTTTAGAGGACGCCGTTAACGATGCCGTAAAAGATTTACTGGCCGGAACCATAGAAGAGTGCATATCTCAAAAAGTTGAAGAAGAAGTTGAGAACCACGTTCAAAATTTCGATTATTGGACATTCACTGATGAAAAACTCGACGAATTTATCGAGACTTAAATAAACCTCTTCAAACTGGGCGCCTTATCGGCGCCTTTTTTATGCTTCCAATACTTGCTTTTCTCGCATATACTTAGGTTTCACACACAAAACGAGCACACAAAAATGAAGTTAACCGACCGATCAAAAAACCCCGGAAACACCAAGATCAGAAAATCAATTGAAAACTACCGTCAACATTTTGGCATCAATCAAGAAGTAAGATATGCGGCGCTGTCTATAGCACCAGACCCTCGAGTTTGTCCTAGTTCAAAAATCGCACAATGTGCCGACCCTTGTTTACATTTCTCCGGACTGGCTCGGACATACAGCTCCATAATTAAGGCCCGAGTTCGAAAGCTAAATTTTTGGTTGAATGACCGACCCGCGTTTTTGAAAATTTTACGCCATGAACTGGGATTGTATGAAAAACTTTGTTTAGACACTGGCGTCGAGGGTTGGGTCCGCCTTAATGTTTTATCTGATATCGACTGGGAAAACTTCGATATCCCGCAGAATTTTCCGGCGCTTAATTTTCTTGATTACACAAAACGCCCGGACCGAATAACCGCAAACCTCCCGGATAACTATCGTTTGATTTTCAGTTACAGCGGCGCCGCCAGATATCAAAAACACGTCAACACCGCCGTTGAAAATAACGCACCCATTGCTATCGTGATCGACAAAATGCCGACCGGAGATTTTCACTTTTTGGGCCGGTCCGAATGGATCGACGGAGACCAGTCCGACATGATCAATTGTTTCCAGACTGGGAAAAATATTTTTCTTAAGTACAAACCTAGTAAGAATATGACTCCCGAGAAGATCGCCGCTAGTCCGTTCATTCTGAAAACTCAAAACTTAATCGCTAGGGCCGCATAATGACCGATATTAATCTCGACCGCCGTCCGACTTGGGAGCTGAAGCAAATTGTCCGAGCCCTTAGCTTGCACCCTTGGCTAAACTCCCCGGAGGAAACTGCACGTCTAGAACGTGCTAAAAAATTGTTGAAATCAAGAATCAAAACTTGATAAACTCTTATATCCACACACAAACGGAGCCAAAAATGGCCAAACTTAGAAAGTACAGCAGCAGGGGCGGCAAGATTGCCCGCCAAGAAAGAGCCCGCGAACGTGACAACCGACGCGAGCGCCAAGTCATCCGAAACCTAAAGAGGGCCTCGTAAATGAAAGAATGCGATCTAAAAACTGGTTACGGTTGTACTTATTTCATCCAGCCGAAAAAAACCGACGACGGCGTCGTCTTTTGGGAGGACGGTAACGACGGATATCCCTTAGTCGACGGTAGAGTTTGTGACGCGTGCAACGTGGAAGTTTTAAAAGCGCGTATCAGTCAGTTAGATAGGAGTGCAGCCGAATGAAACATTTACCTTATAGAGCATACTCACACCTTTTAAATAATCTGTATGGAATCCCGGAAAGCCGTGGCGTTGACATTGAGATCGCCCTCGATAGATTGCACGATGCCTTATGCCATTGTGACAAACGCAATCGGAAAGCTTTGGAGCGGATCCTTGGCGCGAGAACAATGTTCGAGGTCGAGCTATGGGCAAAAACTAAATTTGGTATAGAGGACGAACTACTAGACCCCGAGACGCGCGCGGAGTTACTTCAAACCGGCGCCGACCTTAACAAAACGGAGCGGGGTTTCTGGATCCACCCGCCCAAACACTGGGACGTTTTGAGTCGGGTGAAAGATCACCCCGACAACATGACCCCGAACGACCTCCAGTTGTTCGACGATCCGAACCGGTAACCCTTACCGATCACCGAGAGCGCCCACTCGGGCGCTTTTTTTTGTCTGTTGTTTCTGTTGTTTTTATCGCGTAGAATCAAGACTCAACACACAAAACACACAAAACGAGCACAACAAATGAAAAAATACAAAGTTCCTGCAACCATGTACACCTATCTATACCTCGAGGTGTCAGCAGAGTCAGCAGATGAAGCGTTGGCGATAGCGAGAGAAACGGACGGCGCCGAATTCATATCAGAAGATGGTTCGGGGGAGTGGGAATTAGGAGAACCCGCTCAGATAGAAGATATTGCGGAGGTCAATTAATGAAACTAATTCAAGTTAAATATCTGGGACCAACTAACACACAAGGAACGCGCTTTTCTGCGTCCGCCGGCTGGGATGGACCAGTTAAGCGCATCATAGTCGGCTATGATTACGCGCTCGACTATGACGACAACGTGATAGCAGCAGCCCGCGAGTTAGTCGCTAAGATCTGGGCAATTAACCCGCCCGAGGTAGTGCCCGACGTCGGAAAGACTCGAGCCGGTTTTGACGTGGTCCGGTTAAAATTCAAAGAGGAGGCCCAGTAATGGAAGGTTTAAAAATTGACGGTCAGCAATGGCTGCGCGACCGTGCCGAGGTTCGGCGCAAGATTGCCCGAATTAAGCGAAACAAAGTAAACGACCTTAAGAACGGCTTAACTGCCGGCACAAATTATAAAAAAGCGATGTGCAAATTGCGGCGTTTTGTAGTCGAGGAGAGCACGCCAGAAGCGCCCGCCAAGTACACGCCCGCCAACGCCGACGAGCTGGCCGACCGAGCCCTTAATCTTTTGATTAGCTCCCACAGACCGTGCCCGCCGTTACCTTGCGGAGCCGATGATCATTTTATGGATAATCAGCATTATGACCGAATAGAGGCGCTCAACATGCTCGACGCCGTCGCCGTTCTTCACAATCGCGAGGCCCACCGGAACGCGCCGAACATTCACGCATTCGACGAGCAATACTTTGCCGGCGACTAATCCCCCTCCGAACAACTGGGCGCCCTTGAGGCGCCTTTTTTTTGCCCGCTCGCAGAAAAAAACCGAGTGCAGCCGAAAGAAAAACCCCGCGAGTTTTTCAGAGTGAGACTTTCCGGCCCTTGGCCCGCGCCCCGAGCCCAAAACCTACCGGCCCCCTGCCCCAGATCCGCGGCCCGCACCGGTTCGAACCGTGCACCCTGGACAACTGGCCCGAGATCCTCGGACCTCGAGGAGCTGCCCCAGTCTCAAAGATCCGCGCACCTCGAGCAGATGGAAGTCAAACGGGAAGAACTACTACGGTTTAGTCGGACATTATTTTTGACGTCCGCGAGGACAAAAGGACGTTAAAAGAGACTTCCAGAGCCCGCCCAGAATCGTGCACCGTGGACCGCGGCGCCCCAATAACGAGCAGGGGCCCCAGCAGATCGGGTCAGAATCGGTCGGTCACGGTCCGCGAGCCGCGCGCAAAACCAAAAGCATAGGGACTTGGGAGCAAGGGTGTAGTTGTAAGTTTTTCGCAAATATTTCCCAGTATTTTGCTACGGTGTTCACTCTCGTATAAATATGCTTAAATTCGCATATATTCTTGTAGGGTCCCCCGGATGAATCGGCAGTCTTTAGAGGAGCAAGAGCTAAAATTAGAGCTTCGTTTAGCGCAATTGGAGCGCAATGAGGCGTGTCAAAATAATTTTTTACAATTTGTACGAAGGCTCTGGCCCGAGTTCATTACAGGACGACATCACGAGATAATCGCCGAGAAGCTTGAACGGGTAGCCAAGGGCGAACTCAAGCGTTTGATCATCAACATGGCACCGCGACACACGAAATCAGAGTTTGCCTCCTTTCTGTTTCCTGCTTGGATGATGGGCCGTAAACCAAACATGAAGATTATTCAGGCAACGCACACGACAGAACTCGCCGTGAACTTCGGTCGAAAGACCAAGAACATGATTGACAGTGATGACTACAAAGAAATTTTTCCCGAGGTCAAACTTGCGGCTGACAGTAAAGCATCCGGTCGTTGGGATACCAGCGCGGGCGGTATGTATTATGCCGTGGGCGTCGGATCAAACCTCGCTGGACGTGGTGGTGACCTTGTGATTATCGATGATCCGCACTCGGAGCAAACAGCAATGTCCAATAATGGATTTGACGATGCATGGGAATGGTACACCGGGGGCCCCCGACAACGTCTCCAGCCGGGTGGTTCGATCGTTTTGGTTCAGACACGCTGGTCCGAGAAAGACATGACCGGTCAGTTAATCCGTGCGATGGCTAAAGATCCGTTAGCCGATCAGTGGGAAATTGTGGAGTTACCGGCCATTTTTGATGATGGCAAGCCCTGCTGGCCGGAGTTCTGGAGTCTTGAGGATTTGACCGCGGTCCGCGCATCTATCCCGCCGAGCAAGTGGAACGCGCAGTATCAGCAGAATCCGACGGGCGAAGAGAATGCAATCATACCCCGCGAGTGGTGGAACAAGTGGGAAAAGGACAAGGTGCCCCAGTTGCAGTATGTGATCCAGTCTTACGACACGGCTTTCTCGAAACGCGAGACCGCAGACTATTCTGCGATTACTACCTGGGGTGTGTTTTATCCGGTTGAAGGTGAAGGACCGAACTTGATCCTGCTGGACAGTAAGAAAGGTCGATGGGACTTTCCGGAGTTGAAAGAAATCGCGCTCGAGCAATATCATTTTTGGGACCCCGACACCGTCATTGTCGAAGCCAAGGCCAGCGGCACGCCTTTGACGCAGGAAATGCGGCAGACCGGGATTCCGGTGGTCAATTTCACGCCGTCCAAGGGCAACGATAAGGTCAGCCGGGTACACGCCGTATCACCACTTTTTGAAGCAGGTATGGTCTGGGCCCCCGATGAAGTCTTTGCTGAAGAGCTGATCGAGGAGGTGGCGGCTTTTCCGAACGGCGAATATGATGACTTGGTTGACAGCATGACACAGGCGTTGATGCGTTATCGGCAAGGTAATTTTGTACAATTACCCTCAGATGACTGGGAAGATACAGATCAATCTGCTAGAGTTCGAGCATACTACTAACCTTGAGGCGTTATGTCTGAAGTAGAATACGAGTACGGCCTACCGGACGACGAGCGTTTGAGTGTCGTGGGTCAGATGGGCCAAGCGTTTTTGCCTTTCCGGTTCCCTGTCGAAAAGGCCCCTGTGCCAACCCAACGTGGCGATGAGATAATCGACATACGAATGGATCCGGCGACAGGTAGAACTTACAACTTGTATGAAGCAATTCCAGGCGAGCCGGGTGAATATGGACCGGCTGAGTTCGGACTCGAGTTTATGCCCGCATATCGTGCTGGTAAAGCAGGGCTCGAGTTTTTTGGTGATTTGATCATGGATCCCGAAACACGGGAACGAGCGGCGAACGTGATGAAACAATTGCCGTCCACCATAAGCAAAGCTGGCAGAGAAGCGGCAGAGGTACTTTCAGCAGCCGGCGCAGGTATTGAGACATTACAATCGCCTGAAGACGGTCGATTAATTGATACAGCAGAAAGTGTTTTATACGGTCCGGGAGCTTCTAGTCTTGCTCGATTAGTGGGCGGCGCACCGGAGGGGTTGGTTCTTGGAGTAGGGGGCGGGTCCCGCGCCAAGTCTTTTAAGAAAATGGAAAAAGAATTTCAAGATTTGAAAGAATCGGGTATGTCGGACAGAGATGCTTACCTTCAAATGGAAAATCAATATCGGGTACGTCAAAATAATTTTCCGATTTTCAGGGATGAAATAGAGGGCGATCTACGAATTCTTATTCCCGACGAAAAAGCTTCGCTCAAAATTGCCGGAACAAAATTGGATTTGGAAGAGCAAAAACAATTAATTGAACAAACCCCGGATGGGACTTTAGCACGTAGGATAAAAGTTGCAGATCGTCCGAACATAAGTGGTCTTGCCCTTGGAAAAAACACGTTCGGGGAAGAAAGAATACAAATTATAGACCCGAATTACTTAACCTTTAGAGTCCAAAGAGAAATGGACGAATTGACTGGGGTGCCCGGATTTGCAAAGAATATAGCAGGGGCCGCGCCTTATAGCTCTTCGATACCCGCGACGACTTTAGAGCAGATCTTAGATCATAAAAAATTGTTTCAGGAATATCCTGAACTGAGAGGGTACCGGGTTAGACCTGTAGAAGGTTTACAGGCCCTGAGTACAAGTGGTTATTTTCAACCCGAAACAAGAACCATCGCTGTTAAGTCATACCCCAATACACCAGAGGGTCGTCAAGAATTTCAAGGCACGTTGTTACATGAAATTCAACACGCTATTCAATACATTGAAAAACAATCTGGGGGTGCTAGTCCTTCAGATTTTCAGGATGATGCGTATCGAGCACTTGAAAAAGTAAAAAAAGATACTCAGAAAGACATAGACGAAAAATTTCCAAAATTAATAGGCCCTCTGATAAAAAAACATGGCATCGGCATGAAGATGGATGTTGAAGGACCGCCCTCCGCGACTAACCCACTGGGAAAAATAACGGTTACCGAGCCTAAAATAGACGAGATCCGCGATTTTATAAACACGGCGACAGACTATATAAAAAAAAGGGCGCTTGACGCAAGTCAGGGTCAAATTGACAAGGCAAGAGACAAAGTGTCTGAAAAACTTAATGACGCAATTCTTTTTGATCTTGAAGAGTTAGTTGGCGTATTTGCCCCCGGTCTGACAAAATTAAAAAAGACTGAAGACAGCATTCGAATAAAAGACCAAGAGTACAGAGCGAAGTACTATGCTAATCCTGGAGAAACCAATGCACGGCTGGCCGAATTGTTTTCTGAAGGATTACCGGAAGGGAAATTTTTCTCATCTGATAGATTACCGGAACAAATGGCTGACTTTTTAGTCCAATCGAGGCCCGATGTTTTTGAAAAAAACGCATTTACACCTTCGGGGCAATACGCTCCCGTTTATCAAGGTCTTAAATTAAAAGAAAACATTTCAGGGCCCGAGCTTCGAAAACTTGGCTCGCCCAGTGATTTAAGATTTTTGGTCCGTAAAACACTCGACCCCGATCGTGGTCAGATTAACAGAAGGTATCAACCCAGCTCGGCGTCTTCAATCGACCTCAAAGGCACAAAAGACTCTTATTTATTTAGTAGGCTGCAATATCTCGAAGGAACTTTGAGAGAAAACCTGTCGCCATATAATCGTGCCAAAGCAGACCTCGAAAAAACATCAATAGAAATGGAATTGCGCCGCAGAAAAAATCCAGAAAGGAAAGCTATGGGTGGTCCTGTGGGCGG